TCCCGTTCTCCTCACACATACATTGCTGAGTACAACACTGCACTGGAGGCTCACCGGGAACTCGCTCGCCATAGAAATTTTCGAGCGTGAACGTTTCGAACTCTACCTTCTGTGCTCCCCCATTACCTACCCCCGCTTTCTTTCCTGTCGAAAATAAAGTCGGATTACAGTAATACAGTATGCTGCCTGGCGGGCTTGGATTCGGCTTGAACGAAAAGCTTTCATCGTTGATACATATCGTCAATCCCGACTCATCTTCAAGCTGACTGATGTCTTCTTCATGGAGCAGACTGTTTGCTCCGCCCTCCCGCTTGTAAAATCTGATCGTCGTATTGCCTGCGTTCTGTTGTACCTCAACAAAATGGTAATTCTGCTCATCCACAGCATTGCAAATCAACCGTGGCATGTCGCCTACGTCCAACAACACATCAGCATTCACATGCTGCTCATTATTGCAGTCAAAGCACACGCATTGGCAGTTCCACTCTCATCGAGAGTCGTCCCAGAATAGGACCAAGTCCCAGACTCCTCAGTCCAATCAGAACTTAGATCGGGAGACGGGTCATCGTCAAACTCGTCCGTAAAAACTGCACACGTTCGACAACAACAACTGGAAGCTGTTCTCCGCCGACTCATTCTAACAAGCTCCCATTTCATCTCCACGGCAGCAGAGGTCGAATATCACTCCGATTACACCGGGATCATTTTCAATCGGCATCATCTTACACATTCCAAACCCTCCAACGTTAGCCTCATGGCCTACCTCATTCCTGTCAGCAACGTATATATAGTTGTCACAATCGTAATCGTAACCTCCATCTCCGGACGGGTTCCAAACCTTAATGGCAGCTTTAACTTTATCCCCAGAGAACTGTTCGAGATTCTCCATCAACATAAACTCAACCGTCCCTTGCATTCCTACAATAGGTACGAAACAGTCCCTCTGTTCGTCCCAATACACAATGATCAGATTACCTACCTGGTATCCAGGCGGCGTCCTGTTGACTCCCCGTTCATCCATGATCCATTCCTTATCATCGTCCGTGATCCACTTCCCCTCACTATTTCGAAACCAACGTAACTTGATCTTGTACAAGCCGCTGGTAGCACTATCTCCTTCCGCAGCCGTAAGATCACTTACCACTGCTACCGATGTTAACCGATTGAACTCCCCTGCCGAAGACTCAAACGATCCGCTATGGAAACCATCACTAAACGTTCCGGGTTTCATTTGCTCGAACTTGTTGACATGGCGATACACTCTGTCCATATCAACAGCTCTCAACGAGTCTCCCTTCTTCAATCCCTCGGGCAGATGATCCTTCATGCTACGGTTCCCATATCTCTGTCAAATTGGTCTGGCTGTACATGTAATTGCCATCCACCAACAACTTCCTGTAGCCGTAATCCGGTCGCCAAATATGCTGATGCGTCACCTCAACTCCTGCAGGTGACGTAAAATTCTTCTCCACAAACTTCATCTCTAGCCGAATCGGATTCTTCCCTGACCGTCCTCTCCGCCACGTAAACTCAGTCGAAGCAGTAAACGACATGAACAAGATCGTATCAACTGGGGCATCGTGAAACAATGGCATGCTGCTATCATTTACCTTGCCCAGCTTTCCGCGTAACCTTCCCATTAACGTTCCATCCCAAAAATCAAATGGAATCCTCGGCCAACTGACGCTCCACTCAACTGATGTCTCAATCTTCGTGTTCGGTATGCTCTTTTCGGTTACCTCATCAGACTCGCCCGTACAAATCATATCACCGACATCGTTTTCATTACATTCATATGGTTCCGCATCATCGGGTAACTCCCACATAGCCTTCCCTGACAACGGACTTTTCAAGAACACACCCGTCGCAGATGAACTGACCGTCAAGAACGTAAACGGATTATGCGGATCCTGTTCCTCGTCGTTCTCGGGTGTCGGTCCGTATGATACGACCATCTTCATGTATGGACAATACGTTCCTTCAGGCGCTTCCGGATCATGTCCAAACGGATCACATGGTAAGCTGTCATCAAAACTAACAAACCGTAGTCTATTAGGTACTAGAGTACCTAACCCCGGAATCACAGGCTGCTGAGGATAACGCAACGAACCTCCAAACACTACTGGTTCTGGAAACCCGAATACACACCAATCATACAAATCGGATGCCCGTATCAAATACTCTTCTGTGATCCGTGCATCCTCATACCCTACCTCCCCTTCGCCGGCCTTCAGTATTCGATACTTCAATCCAGCGCTATTTTCCAAACGCCAACTTCCTGGATCTTCCATTCGAACCTCCCCTAGCTTAATCTTGCAATGGGTTCTCTCAAATTGAACTTCTGAAGCTCCCCTCGAATCTCCTTCTGTACTTCTGTCTGATGCTTCAACTCTTCGACAGTCTGTGCTGCTGGATCATCCTTCTTCAACATCAAATCCTGCACTTGCTGAGCAAACGTCAAAAACCCAACTTGGCCTGTTCCTATTCCTTCTTTTTGACCTGCTAATCCACGCATTCCTTCTTTTTGACCTGCTAATCTACGCAAATTACTAGTGTACGTTTTCTCGCTAATCTCCTTCCCTTCGTACATTTTCTTCAGCATATCGAATTCCTCCTTGATACGTTCCGCATCCGTCGTCCCTAATCTAACAAAACGTTGCTTGGCTGATTCCCACCTCTGTTCCTCTCTCCTCGCCTCCTCCTGTATTTCTTTCTGATGCTTCAACTCCCATGACCAGTTCTCATACTCCTCCTTCATATCATCAGTCACACCAGCCTTTCTTCCGAACAATTCTACTGCCCTTCCTACATCATCATACCCCCTCGATAGGAAAAACACCTCCTCCTTCAATTCCGAAATCTCTGACTTGGCCTTGCCCATGGGCGTCCTTTCAAATGCCTTTGTCAGTGCCTCCCTCAATTGCACACCTGTAATCTCACCATACGCACGCAGCGTAATTAACTGTCGTCTGTAATCACGAAAAGTCTCTTCCCACCCCTTCTTTGTAGCCTCCTTCTTCATCATCTGCATTTCTTCTTCCGATCCAAACTGCTGCATCAACAAAAGATGGTTCAACTTAGCAATGGCCTTCTCTAAGGGCAACTTCTCAAACAATCCCAACTCTGCATTCTTAACACCTCCAACCCACTTCTCATACTCCTTCTCAATCTCTTGGATTACTTCGACCCATTCATGGAATACACTCTCCTTAATCCTTTCCAACTTCATCTCACCCATAGCCTGAGCCGCTTCCTTGGCTGCATCGGTCACACTCGCCAATCCTTCCTTCACATCGTTAGTACCATCGGCCATCTCCGCAATTACTACTCTAGCATCCCTCGCTTCTTCTACTGAATCTCCTAACATTTTATTCATTGCATACAACGATCCTGCTGCAGCTGCGATGCCTACAGCCATTTGTGCCCAACCTTTTGGTCCAGACAGAGCCAGAATTAGTGTCTGAATTGCTACAGTCGTTTTCCCTAATGCGTTATAAACTCCTATAGCTATTGACAGTATCCTCACTGCTGCCGCAGCAGCCATCAACGCAATTCCATACTTCGCAACGTTCACTGCTAAATTAACGAAGGTCGTGATCAACTCCTTATTCTCTCCTATCCACACTCGAACATTCTCAGCTATCCGAATAGCGTTAACCTCAAACCGTTTAGCTGCCGGCATTAACATATCCCCAATCACCCTAGACGTAATACCCAACACGTCCTTGAACGTGCTCCACAGCCCCAACAAACTCGTACTTTGCTTCTCCATCAAATTATGGAACCTGCCCCCTTCTTCCGACAATTCCCTAAATATATCCTTCAAATCCTCAAAGGACACTCTTCCAGTTGATAACATCTCCTGAGCAGCACTTGTCGTTACGTCAAAATGATCTGCTATATCTTGCAACGATATAATGCCCCTTGTCGACAGTTGTCTAAAATCTTGAGTCAATAGCTTTCCTACGCCTCGCACCTGATTGAACACTAACGCCAAAAACCCAAACGGTGTAGATGTTCCAGCAGCTGCATTGCCCAGCATTTCCATAGTCTCGATCAAATCCTCGCCACGCTCCCCGAACTGAATCAATCCCCTAGCAGCCTGGAGAATTTCAGGCATTTCAAATGGAGTCAACGCGGCGAACTCGGTAAGATCGGCCAGGGTCTTCTTCGTCTCTTCTGCCGACCCTAACATCGTCTCAAACGCGATTTTCGTCTGCTCGAATTGACCTGCCTTCATCAAGGACGTAATCGTTCCAAAACTTCCGACCACTACTGCTAACGCAGCGCTTAACCGTCCGGATATCATCCCTTCCATCCTGCCCAAAAATTTTCCGGTCTGTCCTTCTACCTGATCAAAGTCACTCCGCAACTTAGATTGGTCAGCCTGTATGGCAATGAACGCTCTTGCTAATTCTAATCCGATGACACACCTCCTTCCGAATACTTACTCGAAGGGCGTTTCGCTTTTCCTTCTCTGATCAATCTAGCCAAAGACTTTCCTTTCGTCTTCAACTCAATCGAACTTCCGTCCCTTGCTCGTCCCTTAACTGACCCATCCTCACCAACTTTCACAACACCTCCTACTCCTTCTGATCGCACAGTAACGGTCCTTTTTCCAACATCCTCTTTCAGCAACTCCATCTCACATAATCTATGGTGTACCTGATCCTGTGTCATCTCCCCTACCTCCTCATAACTGTATCCTCCTCCCCCATTCCACGGATTCTCGGTTAAGATCCGAATATGATACGCAGTGACACTGCTTAACAGCCCGCTAGGTCTTTCTAACTCCTCATCCGTGACATTCCTGACCTCAGCGGGCTTTACCCATTTCCCATCTGAACAGCCGTCAACTTCTCGACTATCCTACTTGCCTCAATCAGCTTGGGGTAATCCCACTCACACACATCCTCATAGCTCAACTTGTTCTTCCCGCTCCCTTCCAATGCAAGATAAACAAACCTCGCCATTCCCTCTGCTGAAGCAGTCACCCACCACTGATCATATCTAACACTTCCTCTCCTAGGAACAGTCCCACTGAGCTTCTTTACCTCCTGCGGTCCTATTATCTTAGTATCCAATGCCATGGACAAAATCGCCCTAGCCGAAAACTCCTGTTCCGGTCTCAGATCAAATTCTGATTCTATCCAATCCAACAACTTGGGCGTCACTGGAATCGACGACGCATCGTACACATGTTTTCGAGGCAACGAGGATACGTCCCAACTTGCCACCTCCTCCATTTTCGCTTGCAGTACCTTTGCGCTATCCTGACCGTTGACCAGCTTCAAGCTGTCTGCAAAGCTCTCAATGTACTGCCTCTTGTACGCCCGAAGAGCTTCACGCTCTAACTCACAGAGATGTCTGACTACGATTGGCCGAAGCCTTACCTTCTTTTTTCCAACCTCTAAAACATCTCCAGCGCCTAATGCTCTCGCTTCCCTATCACTTCCCATTGTTCTATTCTCCTTGAAAAACGAAAACCCTGACGGGAGTCGGGACTCGCTCCCGATCCCCGACAGGGCCTGATCGAACTCTTCGACTGTTCCTACCTAATTATGGACTCTGCCCCGGCCTATAGTACTGTCCATCAGCACCCCAACTGGACGTCCACCCAATAACCTCCTCGGTGTCGATGTTAACGCTTACCTTGAAGTCCATACACAACGACCGAGGGAAATTCCAATTCAACGTGTCGTTCATTTCGAGAATCGATGCGGCGTTATCTCCCTCCTCAAACAGGTCCCAAACTTCGTCAGTCGTATCGTACGTCCCGGTCGTATCGAATGTCGCATCCTTACGACCGGCAGACCTATTCGTATAACCATTGCTATCAGAATCGCCCCACTCGTTGGTATTCGCCAACTTGGGATTCACGTCCCATGTCTGGAGGCGGGCGACGTACGTTCCATCGACGGTATGCTCACCGTCCCTTCCTGTTAAGGTACTTTCAGAAGACATAAACCTCACCTCCTATCTGTGCCAGTCGCTAAGCCGATTGGCTTGACAAACTACTGGAACTCTGACTACTAGACGATTCGGACGACAGGAACGAACTAGCAGAGCTCGTCGAATAACTGCTAGAACTTGTCGATATGCTACTGGAACTTTCAGAACTTGTCGATATAGACGATTCAGAGGTACTCTGACTGCTCGAACTACTCGACTCACTCGAACTGGAACTGCTCGAACTACTCGACTCACTCGAACTGGAACTCGATACCTCATCGTCATGTCGAGCCAATATGTAAAGCGAAGCAAGTACAGCAGCCCCGCTTGCCTTCAACGTGATCCGATGGGACGACGCACTTAGATCAAATCCCGACTCACTTGGAGCGCACTTGACCAATATCCCTTGTCCTGGTAATGCACTTCCATTTGCTACAGTATGGTTCCCTAGTATATTCGTCCCTTCGCTGGACGCAGCGATTATCTCAAGCCGTCCTGCACTTGTCACAACATTGTCATTCTGTATCCCGATAGCAACGATCTCTTCGTACAGAATTTCCTGTCCTACCCCATCGTTACCGGCACCTGCTCCGATGTCAAACCCTTGGAAATCTCGCAAACTGATCGTAACCTGGCCACCGTTCGGTACCGAAATACTCGACACCTCGAATCCCCTATTGGCCTGATTCGCACTGGCACCTGACGTCAACGTTGGTCGATACTGCATGTCCGGATGACTGACCTTCGTCTCTGAGCCATCCGACAAGGTATTGACTAGTTCAGCCGTAATCCTTAGATTGATCTTCGGCTGTGATAAGCTTCTTGTCATTATCCCACTCCTACAGCTATTGGAACGTCAATGCGAAACAAATACATGATCGTCCACTGGTATGTCTCACCTTCGGTCCACACACCATACTCATTCTGTAACTGAGTTACCAAATGATTGCCATGATCCAACGTCAGGTCTACTGGTACTCCCCCTGAATGTCCTCCAAAAACCTCCATAATGGCTCCGGCTAGTCCACCAGCTTTCTCCTTCACATTGCCTTCCTTCGTATGAACATGGAACACTACCTCGATGTCTCTTATCTCCCGCTTCTTTCCGATCTTCGTACTACTGTGCCTCTGTACAACGTTATAGGTTGGCTCGTCCATTACAACGTATGGCCAAGGCTGTCCATCGGGTGCTATCTGATCGTTCAACACAAAGTATGCATCTTCTGATGGATCGCTCCATTCTGCCCGAAACGTAGCATTCAACGAACTTGCATCCCAAGCTCGATTGATCGCTTTACAAAAGTCTAACGTTCCTACAGCCACAACTATTCCTGTGCCTCTCTTACGATATTGGTCCTGTTAGAATTTTCTTGACCGTTCGTTGATTCTCCCTCAACGTTCTGGTCAAAAATGACCGATTCATTCTAGTCTCTAATATTACACCGTAATCTAATGGCGTTCCGATGTACCCAGTGACGCCGTCCTGGTCTTCCTTGATTACCTTGAACAGAGTCTTCATCAACTGAGTCGTATCAGCCCTCGGGTATTCGCCGGGTGATGATCTTTCCGTTACGACGATTCCTCCTCTCGCTCCTTGAACCTTGACAACTGGCACTGATACGTTCCTAATCATCTCCTGCAAAACCATGTCGGTGGCCAATGTTACCCGTTGCCTCATGGTCATCTTGATCTTACTTGACACCTGATCTATGAACCACTCGATTCTTGCTTTGCGTGCTGTGCTTCCTAATGATCTTCGTTTTCTTGCGGCAACAACAGGGGCCGACATAACTAATCTCCTAGGCTAGCTAGTTTCTCTGCCCATGGTTCTAAATCCTCCTCATACCGTGGTTGACGATAGCCACCTATATTCGTCTGATTCAACAGATACTTGCCTGGTAATTCGTCCACATCATCCATATCCGGTTTCCGTCCCTCGATGACCTTTGCCTCTCCTGCTTCGACAATTAACGTCACCTCCCTGATAAGCGACTTCATTTCGTCCCACCCTAACTGTCCTTCCTTGCTTTCGACTCCTTTCAACGTACCATGGACGGAATAGCCCGCACTCTTGTTGATCGCTTTCCTGATCCGATCAAGTAACCTTTCATCATCCCTAAGCGGATCTACTACTATCCACTTCCGCTTGGCTGGGTTGATATGCAACTGCATTCCGGGAATCCTGCCCGGCAGTCCATCGATAATCTTTGCAGATGCTGGGACAATAACGGACTCCCCTTCTTCCTTACTGAAAACCATCTTCGTTGGTTTCACGGCTGATCTGAGTCGTGTTCGTTCTAATCCTTGGATGATCAAATCCGAATTCCGAGGATGATCCGCTTCGATAGCAAATGGCTTTACGTCTACTATAGGTTGACTCTCGCTCATAATATTCTGTTCTCCTACATGCTGTTCTCGAATTCTTGATAGACAGACCCGCCACCGACCGGAGAACAGCGAGAGAACCGGTGGCGGGCCTTTTCCGGGAGGGATCACCTCCTCCAACATGGACTACGCAGGTGCGGTTGTCGTGATTCCTACGCAAGCGCCTCGTTCTACTTGGCCTCCATACCTAGCCATGGCAACAATCAACATGCTGTTATTCCGAATCAGCGTATCGCCTTCGGTGGACGTTCTGACAGCAAAGCCCTTACGACGATACATCCGATACCGCTTCATCAGTGTATAGATGATTTGCTGATTTGTCAGGCTTTCATTGATCTTGTACGGTCGTTGCATCCAACTGTACGAATCGTAATCCATTCCGCCGACCCGTCTAGCATCAGCAGTACCGACCGGAATTCCACGGGCTCTACTGTAACTTGTCTCGGTGCCGATGAACACTGCGGAAGACTTAACGGCGGCCGTGTGTTCATTCTTCGGCACGGAGAATCGTAACGATTCGTAGTTTCCAATCGTCGTAGTCCCGCTAAATGCTACTGATGTCGTTCCGGTAGCATTAGTATACCCTTCCGGTTGCGTCGTTCCATTGCCAGTGGCGATGACATCATCGAGATCTTCGAGCAATCGTTCCCCATACTGTTGGGTCATTACTGCTCCGAAGTCGATTGGTGTATCGCTTAGGAAATCAAGGCCGATACGTACGGCTCCTTCCCAACGATAGATAGTCGTGTCAAACGCAGCGACGAACGAATTCGTATTGAACAACGTAATCGCTGAGTCATCAACACCACCCCAACTTCCAGTCACCGTCTCGATGCTGACTCCTTCGATTCGACGACCCCTGGACAACGGAATCTCGTTGACCATCGGATACAGTTCGCCGTTCAGCAATGGCACCTGAATGACTTGCTCATCGAACACAATCGGAGCTGCCTCAAGACCGCCAGACGTGGCATCGTCGATCAAAGTCTTGATACCTCGGCCGTTTTCGGAATTGTAGCCCTTTTGACGTCCAACGACGTAATCACGGCTGTTGTCCCATTCCGCCTCCTCGGCTAGATGGCACAGCAAACTCTTGTCGTGATTATTCATCTGGGCAAACGCAGCATGAGCATTGCCGGCCAGTTTGGGCGTCACCGACATGAGCTGAAACTTGGCCCAGACTCCTGAAAGGGCCTTCTCTAGATCGGAAGCCTCGTCCAGGGGCTCACCGAACGCTTTTACTCGTTGCTTTGAATTCTGATGCGGTCGTCCGTGTTTCGTACTTTCGGGATACAACAGAGCTGTCTTGGTCGTCGAGTACTGTTCAACAGCAGCTTTGACCCTAGCCTCAACAGTCTCATCATTGCCTTCGACAGTACCGCCGATCGACGCTATCTTCATGGCCAACCCGGATGACTTGACTTCTTTCACTTCCGTGTCCTCTGACTTCTCGTCAGTCTCTTCCTCTTCCTCTTCCTTGGCCGCAAGTAGATCGATGGCCTTTTCAATTCCATCGGCAATTCTATCGAATCGCTTGGCAAACTCATTTGCCTCATCCTCGTCGTCTTCCTTGCTCAATTCCGCATGCTTTTCCGCCGTCAACTTGCCTTCCAGCATTGCTGCCACGGCGGCCTTACGTAGATCGTCATCAGAGTCATTGACATCACAGTCATACTCTTTAACGAGCCACGCCCTTAGTGCTTTTGTGATCTTCATTTCTTACCTCTCTTGGTTTGATCACATCGGCTTGGACCGCCGCGGACCGTCCGCTGCGAGTCGTCATTTCGTTTTCTGTCTCTTCAACTCCCGATACTGTTCAGCCTTCTTACTGGCTTCCTCTCGCTCGTCGAAGTGCTTCAACACTTTTACTAGTCTTGCTCTTTCTGCTTTCGTAGAATGTGCTACCCATTCCTCCATGGACAACTCCTCTGACTTCTCCTCAACTCCCTCAACTTCCTTCCCTTCCTCATTGACCATGGTCGATAACACACCCTTCATGTGATAAATCGACTGTCCGATACACGCCTTGCAATCGATCGGTGGGCTCATCTTGTAAGCCTCTTCGGCGTACCCTACGGCTTTCTTGAGCCGTCCTTCGTTCGATAACGACAACACCCGTCCTTTCTTTTCGCCGTCTACTTCAAAAGTTTTTTCCTCCTCTTCTTCCTTTTCAGATTCTTTAGCCTTGGATGGCTTCTCCTTCCCAGTCATCTTGTAACCGCACTTCTCACACACGCCGTCTTTGATCTGATCACTACCACACTTTGGACATACAGGAGCTTCTTTTTCTTCTTCCTTTTTCACTTCCTTGTCGGTACTTCTCTCTCCTTCGTCCCGTCCTTCGCTTCCTTCGTCTCCAGTCCCATCGCTGGCTTCTTTTGATGGGCTGGCTTCTCCGCCGGCTTTCTGATCATCTCCTCCGGAATCTCCGCCTCCGAATTGGCTGGCAGTGTCTGTATCGGAATCTCCCTTTTCATTGCTCTCCTCCAATTCCATCTTTACGGGCACTGTAACATCTCGTCCTTCCCGAATAACTCTTCCTACTTCCTTCATTACACTCGACGTGAGCTTTCCGCTCTCGACTAATGACAAAATCACCTCATGCGTATCCGTATCAACGTTGGCTGGAACAGACACAAGTGATTCTTCCATGACCTCACACCGCATAATGTCAAAGCCTCCCGTCAGCTTTCCTTTCGAGTCTTTCACCTTATCAAACTCACGGGCTTTGAAGCCATGACTGAACCTGCCCATTCCATTGTCCACCATTACGGCAGAATCATGACTCGTCTCGTTCATGTCGATAATACATGACCACAGATCGAGTGTCTTCTCATTCTGCAACGCAATTCTGAGCATCTTGCCAATTGGCATGGTATTAACGTGCTGAAACAGAAGCAGCATCTTCGGATCGACTTCCATTCCCTCGGTTCGAAGTATATCCCCATCCCGATCCTTCCTTGGTGTAGACAGAGTATGCCTGAACACCATCAACGTACTCTTCGGCAGCTCCACGCCTTGGGGCAGATCGTTGTACAGATCTGTCAGTTTTTCGTGCACCTCACTATCTTCGTTCGAGTACACAAGTGTCTGTGCTGCTTTCCTCAACACATCGTCAAACGATGTCATTCCCTTGGCTGCGACCCCATAACAGATCTCAACTCCGGCTTTATCCAACATCGTCTGAACGTATCTATCAGCAGTCAGGATTCCTCGATTGAACCGAGTCTGCTTTTCCTGCCGCTGTCGTATAGCTACCAACAGTTCCTCATTAGGATCCATTGCTTTCTTCTCCTCTCTCCAGATCGAATGACAAATCGCCACGGCTTGCTTTTCATCCTTGGCGGTGCCTTCGTTCAAAACAAAAGGAATACAACGCTCAACGAACTGATCCTCGGTCTCGCCTTGCTTTGGTTTAGGCATTACCGGCCTGCTAACTGTTGGCTTCGATTTCCTCTACGACGTCTTCGTGTGCACGAGTCTTCAACGTCACGTGAAGTCTCTGCAAGAACTTGACATCCTTCTTGTACCCGGCTTTGGATATGTCAATATCGTTCAGCCACCGTACGATATCATGAATACTTGGACGTCCGCCCTGGAACCTAGGCGAGTTACCTAGTACCTTTGCCTTGCCTGCATCCAACTTCAGTCGTTTCATGGTCCTGGTAGTCTCCGCCAAAAGCTGTCCCGCCCTCTGCTGATCAGCATTGACTGCCAATTCCTGTACGGCTCCAAAATTGATCGACACTTTGTAATCCGGATTCTTCATCTGCTTTCTAGCCTCCGATTCGTTCTGTCTTTCGACAAACGTGACCCTTTCGTTACCTAAAACCAATCCATCGTCTACTTCCTTATTCCTAGCCTGCCTCCTCTGTGACCTCTCAAACGATTTGACGATTCTGTTCATTAGGTCGACCAGCTACTAGACGATAGACTCGACTCACTAGTCGCGGAAACGCTGCTCTGTGACTGGCTCGAAGCGCTCGATGGGCTACTGGACGATTCGCTAGAACTAGATTCACTACTAGAGCTAGAACTAGTCGACTGACTCGACTGGCTGCTAGAACTAGTCGACTGACTCGACTGGCTGCTAGAACTCACACTACTAGAACTAGTCGATTGGCTCGACGAACTTTCGGAGCTAGTCGATACACTACTAGAGCTACTATTGCTTGTCGAACTCCAAGAACTGGACGAATGACTCGACGAGCTGGACGATACGAATTCCTTGCTAAGCACACAGAAGTTACTGAATGCTCCAGGAAACACCCTATCACCGGTATGGAAATGCAACACTTGTGGCAGGCCTGTCGTTCCATCGACATTGGTGTCGATCAACACGGCCTCATACATTTGATTGACAGGCAATGTCGTAGACACAGTCTCGGTCGTCCCGCCGATTGCGTCATTCGAATAGGATGCTGCTATTGCTGAATCATCTCCTGCCCTTCTCATCCTTGTGATCGTTAGACTTCTGGACGACAAATGGGCTCCGCCGGGTCCCAGATACAACGTGACTCGTGCCATGTCAACTTCTCCCTCAAAACAAAAACCGCGATTGCCTAGTTCTAGCTTTTAGGCATCGCGGCTCTTATTACCACCTTGTCGCCTAGCTTCTATTCTTTAATATAGATGCTCTAGCTCACTTAGCCTATAGAGCTTTCTGTAACTTTACCTCATTTCCCTGCCTCCGCCCTATCAAAACAATCCGTCGACACCCTACAATGAACAATCCCATCCCGATTACCGCGAACTTCGAGTTTCAGATTGAAATCCTCCCCGTTGACCATGAAACTGGTGAACAGCTTTTCGAACTTCCGTAAGTTCGTCAAGAACAGCTTCAAATGGACGTCATCCTTTATTAGGCTTCCATAGTCGGTCATTCGGTTTCTCGACTTCGATGTCTAGTTCTGTGGCATTGTAAATCAACACCTCAACATCACATCCTGCCCATTTCGTAATGGCCTTTCGTAACCGACGTTCCTCATCCTTCTCAAGCTTCCTATATGTCCGACATAGTATCCGATCCCCAGGACTAAATTGTATCTTGGTACAGCTTATGTCGGCTAGCTTGGGCCTTGGTCGTCTTAATGGAACTGCCATACTCAACCCCTACCTATCGACTCGAAGAAGTCGGGCAACGTAACCTCATCGCCTCCATTGTCGTCATCGTCGTCTTCGTCCACAGAGACAGTCAAACTAATAGAAACTGCTTCGCCTTTTGCTAAGTTTCTAATCCTCATCCTCACCTCGTCTACAAGCGTACAATTCTTACGCTTCAACTGTGAACCGGTTGCCGATAACATAGCCACGATCGGAAACGAAACAAGCGTTCCTAAAACGAAAGCAACGATTACCACATTGACTACTGCTTCTGTATCCATAATCCTACTCCCTCCATTTGATGGTCTCTGTCAACTGTCCTCTCAACGTCCGATACAAATCTAGACACCACTGAGCTACTTCCTTAGTTGCTTTCTCCTCTGATTCCGTATTCCTCCAATCCCCTGTACTGTGCCTCACTGCCATGGTACGCCAAAGAACTATTGATGCCTTCCTGTCAGCATCAATCCTAGGTGGCGTGCCCCACCGATCCCGATACATACTTACCGTCAACGAAAACCTCGGGGCTAATGCTGCTCCTAACTTAACCATATCCTCAGTACTTTGTACTAACTGCTCTCCATGAATTCGTTTCCTTTTCTTTCCGTTTCTCTTCGACATAACTACTCCTCCATGGGACCACCGCCAGGATTAGAAACAAACCTATCAGTAGCAGGATCATGGTACGGGTTGAACTTCTCTCCTAGTTCGTCTACTTCCTCCCCTAAATTCGACTCTTCCCTTTCGTAATAATCTCGAATAAGCTGTTCGGCTTCGCTTGCCTGCATCCCGTACTCCATCACTATTGTACACTGACAATTACACCTTTCCTCGGGTGGTAGCCCGAAGTATCCTGGCCATGGAATAAATAAACCTGCTAACAACCACATTCCATTCTCATCTGCCGGGACTCCGTCTAGTGATGCATGAGAATCCCTTGTCGTAGTTCCTAAAACACTTAGCCACGACGGTCTCATCGGCACTAACGGTCCCAAATCCTCTATCATCTGATTTATTGAAGCCTTCCTTGCTCCGTTCAACGCATTACCTGCCTCGGTGCGGGCTATGTTCATCGCCCGTTGTCTTGCGTACTTATCTCCCCCTAAGGACTCTTCCATTTCCTTCGCGATCTTCCTTATCGACCATCCTTCCCCGAGTCCTCTAATCAATGCATTCTCAGCGTCTCCCTGAGTTGTTTTGGCAATGACATCCCAATACGATTCAACAAATGACTCTGCTAGCTGTTCTGCTATGACCTGCTTCATCCACAACGGTATTTCAGTCCACAACCGTATCGGAAAGCCTTCCAATCCCTCAAACAACTCTCCAAGAGCATAAACATCCCCTGGATTCTCTATTAGCCATTCTGTTGCTGTTGTGGGCATTACAACTCCTTGGGATCGAATCCTAACATAGCCACAACCTCGGGTGGTGTGTTTTCCAACAACTCGTCATCAGGATCAACATCTTCGAAATTTGCGGCTCTCCAATCCACAACATCGTCTTCCTCGATGGTCCCGATGAACACATCAGATTCCTGATCGTAAACTTCCACTTTCTGTTACCTCCACACACTGAACACGGCTGGATCGATATACGATTGCAATGCGACCACCGGTGTATTGCCTAACACTTCCGACACCTTCTTCCCTACCTCCTTGACAGCTTTCTTATACTCCTTCTCGTTCTTGGGTCTGGGCATTTTCTTGATCAGATCAACAGCAGCTGTTGTCCCTTTTGCTGTTCTAAAATCCTTCGTCTTGAATTTTCCACCGTCCTTAGTCTGACTGTACTTACTCAACTTCACTTCGTTTGTATTGAAAATCTTACCCCTTGCTCCGGCAGCCTTCTTCCTCCGAATCAAATCAGCCTTGATCGTCTTATCGGTCACTTCTACTTTCCTGCTCACTCCTTTCTTGCCTATATACTCCAACGTCACCTTGCCAGCAGTTGAAACTCGTACGTGCCTTCCCTCGATGGTACTTGCTCCATACGCTTTCATTTCTGCCTTAGTATCGCCCCGACCACCGGGCCTCATCCCGGTATTTATTATAAGTCTCAGACAGCTTGCTTCTTCCCTTGTTACTGGATTCTTTGCATCCTTGTTGACCTCGGCTTTGATGGATCTTGCTTTCTTTCTCAATTCGTTTGTCTTAGCAAACTTGGCCTTGGCAGCTTTTTCCCAATGCTGTTTACTGTATACACTCTGCCATCTTCCTTTCGCATCCCTTCCTTTGACTAACAACTCCGCTTTGGGATTCGTGGCTACAACTACATTCCTCCAAGCTGGTGGTATGTTCTTCGGTATATGCTTCGGCAACGGGGCTCCGTCAGCCATTGTCAACTTGCCATCCTTGTCCCGTTTCGTCTTACTCATCCCAGTTCCTACTCCACTGGAACTTCCTCCTCCTCCGAAACCTCCACCTGTGTCTGGTGCCATCATGGGACCACCGCCAGGATTAGAAACAAACCTACCAGTAGCAGAATCATGGTACGGGTTGAACTTTTCGGTCAGTCCCTGTACTGCTTTGTCTCTTGGATCGACCCCCACACTTACCATCTGAGCTACTGCAGCTTCCATCATCTTACCAGCTAGCACTGGCAATAGCCTATCCTTCAATCTATCCGTCCACTCGCCTGGAGAAAACGCTAAGGTAGCCCATGCTTTTGCCTCCTCCTCTATGCTCTTGGTAGCAACGCTACCTTCCTCCCCTTCCTCCCCGTTACCTCGTGCTAGGCCCTTGCTTTCTGATAGATTACTGCCCAATTCCATTAGACCCTCGGTAAGGCATGATACTTGTGCCTTGATCTCCTTTTCGACAACTGCTGTCACATCCTTCTCAGTATCCTCAAACTGTTTGACGTGAATGATCCTAGACACATCTTTGCGTATCCTATCCTCCATCGTATCGCGCTTGAGCCTAACGGCCTCGATGGCTGCCCGTCGTAGCTCTGTCAGTACTGTGTTGCTCAATATTCAACCCCTTCCCGTAATGGCGTGTCGTCTATAACTTCCTCGACGACTCGTCCTCCGTATATTTCAACAGCTTCCCTGGCCATTGTGATATGCGGTTGCGGATCTGCTCCGGATGGGCCATCCGGATCCTTCAAATCATTGAGCGATTTCTCTAACCAATCCTCATCTGAACTCCATTCCAATTCCCCTGCCTTGATTATGGCTGTAGCTCCTCCTATTTCTACTACTGCATACATTAACTTAACCTCCGTACGGATCGTGCCCTCTTGCAACATCAAGTACGAACGCAAATGCCGCTGGATCCTTCTTTGCAAACATAACCGGATCCTTGACCATGTACTCTAACCCCATAGACAGAATCTCCGTTGCTCCATGACGGTAATACTTGCCCATGTAATTATTTATCCATGTGCCCTTCCCTTTAGCTTTGGGGAGATACTTCTCGGAGCTGGAATACCCCAACCCCAACGGAATTGATCTCTTTCCTCTTGTCTGTTCGAGCAAAAATATTCTTGCATTAATCCCGTTTATCGTTCTAGCATATTCCAAATGGTGACCCAATTCATGAACCATAGAGGACTTCCCTGATCCCGCCCCTAGAGACACACCTTTCCCATCCTCATAACAACTTCTACTTGATTTCAAATCCTTTATCTTAACAGATCTTGCGTCTCCTAATGCCTTCTTACTTACAAGACTTTCAAAATCCTTAAGTCCTTCCTCAACTGCTTTCTTATTCTTGCCTCGATATGAGGCTGTTAATCGTGCCTGTTGATTCTTAGGCAATTCTAGTAGTTTCTTAGCAGCTTTTCTGCCTTCTTTTTCTCTTCTGTGCATTTTAGCTGCAATTCTCGTTCTTCCCCTCATCAATTGGTCCCATTTCCCTTTCAACGTTTGTACCTTACGCTTAGATTCAGGAGTAAGCTCTGACAGTTTATCTAGTTCTCCTTTAGCTTTCCTTACCTCCGGGGAACCTACCCACTGTGTTCGTGACAATTCCTTCCACTTCCCAAAAGCCCTCTCCCTGGCTTTTGGATTCTTGTAATCCCTTTTCGTATTCTCCAACTCACTTGCTAAAGAACTTAGTTCGTTGTTTATCTTCTCCAATCCCTCGAGGTCTTTGCTTTTTCTCGCGGATATTTCCTTGATCAGTCCCTGCATATCTTCTAACACTTCTTTTCCCCGCTTTGGAACTCCTCCTGCTGGGCCTGGTCCAACTGGTGGTTTCGGCTTCAGTGGTTTCTTCCCAGGCTTTGGCTTCGGTGGTTTCTTCCCAGGCTTTGGCTTCGGTGGTTTCTTCCAATGGCCTCCACGACCGCTTGGACTTACGACGAAATTCCATCCCATACCTCCCCACTCTCCTCCTGTTGGCCTCCCTGCAGGAATCCTAGGCTGTTGTGTCCAATCCTTGACTATGTCCACTATCATCTCTGCTATGACCTTGCCACTTACATAATCCATCCTCCGTAACTCAGCTACGGCTTTCTTCAACTCCTCCTCCTCAGACTTTTCCTCCACGGGTGGTTTGCCGTCGACTGGCTCCGTAGCCTCTTCCGGCTTCTCGACTTTGGGACCAGCAATTGTCTTTGCCAGATCAGACGGTATCCCCAACCCCTCAAGCAAGGCTATGGCCTGATCATTCTGTATCTTTCCTCCTCCTACTTTTTCCAACAGGGACACAATGCTGCCAATCATCCCTTTCTCGATGACTGATTCGTTCCTATCCTCGTCGGGCCCGTACCCCAACAACGTCCGCAGCTCATTCTGTGATATGTCATTGTTCCGTCGAGCAAACTGCACCATCTGATTCCACTGCTGTACATCCTTAACTTCCAATCGCTCCCACCAGACCAACAGATCCTTCTCATCTTCCTCTTCGTTAGCAAGATTCGTCATCAAATTCGACAGCATATCAAGATACGAATTCACCCGATCGTAGAACTGTCCCTTGATAATGGCTGCCTGTGCATATCCTCCAACTGACACCGTCTCGCCCAATATAAATGGATGAACGCAGAACACCGACAGAATCGCCTTCTTGACCGACTCCTCGGATTTCTCCCAACCCATCTCGGTGTTCGTCATCGACAAACGTTCTACATTCTCAATCAACCCGTCGATGATAGCTGGACTTCCGTAATTTGCAATCGATCCCATGGCTTGCTTGATCGCCATATGCACCTGCCGCCGCTGCGATGGACTAAGCCGTTGCCTCATTCCTCCAGGCACGTCGGGATGCGGGTCCTTTCCTACGGTCACGATGACCGACGGGAATACTCCTTGGTGAAAAAACACCTCCCGGCTTGTCTGAATATGATCGTCGATCCTGATAGTTACTGCCCTAGCATCGGCAGGAGCGAACCCCATTCGAGGATCAGCTGGGTTCGGCAAATGAGCAAATCCTACCTGTGTCCTATCTAACCACTTTCCATCTTGCTGTGAGTCAGGCTTCCCCGGATCAACTACTTTGAATCGACTAAACGGTCCTTGGGTATGATCAGCCTTAATCCAATTCGTCGGCAGGGAATAGAACTCCATTTCTCCTTCATCGTTAAAATCCTTGACTACGTAAGCCCAACCAGTCAAACACAGATTCGACAAAAACGAATACGTGAACTGCCACCTTCCCTGTATTGGATTCGGTTTCTCCAAAGCTATCTTAATCGGATGATCTTCTATGATGTCTACTTCGTCCCCGGAAGCCTTGCTCGACATGAACGATGTCATGGTCGATTTCGTACTTGAATACGATTTCGGCTTTCCGGTCTTTTTCTTCCTGCCTACTAAAACCTTTTGAGACGCTCCTCGATGGCAAATGGCATTGACTGCTGAATACAACCAACCGGAAAACAATCCATACCTACTCCGATACCGTTCCTCCTGTTTCCAATCTGTCAACATGCCTGTGATATTCGGTGCAAGTACATCAGACATGAACCCCGTCTGTCTAGTACTCCTCGCTGCTTTCTCAAATGCAACGATTGATATACTACGACTGTCTTGCAATGCCTTACCGAGAGTCTCAACGGCTTTCATGTTTGCACCTACGTGCCTCTCTCGCTACTTCCCTTATCCATTGGGGAATAAGCTGCCTGCCGACTAGCCTGCAACGCTATATCGGCTTCGACTTGAGTCCTGATCGATTCGTTGGCTAGTGCCATCTGCGGAACTACTACATCCCGCAATATCCTAAGCTCACTGTTCAATGCATCCTCAACTTCTTCATGGCTATCGATTAGTCTCTCGGCATTCTTCCTCATATCGACAACCCGATCGATCTGTTCTCTCACCGACTCATCTATCACCTCCGACTTCCGCTTGTACTCCCGATACGTCTTAATCCACTTCTGTCGTTTCTTCTCGATGGTCCTTTCGGCTTTTCCTAGGGCCTTCAACAGACCAACAGCTTCTTGCTTCCACTTCCTCGCTTTCCTTTCAGCTTCCGATTCCTTCGGCGTTGACAGTGCCCACAGCCAATTCATACTCACACCTCCTCATCTGAAGGCGTATCGTCTACCTCCTCATCGGGTATCCACCTCTTGGGGAAAGCCTGCGGCAGCGGTTCGGGTTCCTTTTCCTCCTCGTCAGGTACGACTACTTGTCCTGTCATGAACTCACACAGCTTCTCGCCCATCAAAGCAATGGCTGTCCAGAAACCCGACTTCGGAAACCTCCACGTCGTCATCCTACTCATCGTTATCTCGCCCTCGTCATCCTTTTTCCAAACGACGGCCATCCAATTTCCACTCGCTGATACCTCATCGAATGCTTCGAGAAAATGCTTCCTCGCTTCCTCTTGTTTCTCATGCTCTGTCATTCTACTATTCTCCGATTTCTACACGCCTAGTACACCGGGACCAACCTCGAACCCGTACTCCTCAGCAAACTCCCTAATTCTCTTTTCCACTCCATCTGCTACTGCAGTGCCTGCCATCTCCTGAGTGGCATCGTGATAATCTATTCCGCAATCCTCACTGTACTCTAACAGATATTCCCCTTCGTCCTGTCCTGCAATAATCAAACCGGACACATGGACGAACACCTCCCACTTGGCTCCTTCCCTACGTCTGTTTCCATTACAATCCGCCTGTGGCTGACTAGTCCGACTGAACCTGATTGTTTTCTGAAACAAACACCCAGTACCGTTTCTCGTCCTCTGACATTTGACCTCGTCGAAGAACTCATCTAGTCTATTACAAACTACTATCACGATCAGTCCCCTTCGCTTGTCAGCTCCACACACATGACCTTGTACAGAATCCCATACCCTACACTCGAATCTGGCAATGGATCACCTACCACGTGCAACTCAACTTGATCGGCTTCTGCTACATCCGTTCCGGACCTCTTCGTTATTATAATCCTGTGCCGTTGTGTTACTCGGGGATTGTCCCGGAAGTAAACCTTCCTAGTGACTCGTTGTCCTTCCTTCTGATGCTTCGATACCTCATTCGCCCCTGCACTTTGCTCCCAACACGGAACTTCGGTACTTACTACCACTCCTTTTGACTTCCGTCCTCCTGCGCTGTCTTTCCGATAGCGAGTATTCAAAATACTACATTCATGAGGCATACTGTCGATCAACGATGACATTACGCTGCTCTCCTGTCTAGCCGTGATAACACAGTCAAATAACCATGGGTTCCGGCCCCGCCACTGGCCCCTAGTTCTATCTCTACAGCTTCTTCGTTGTCTCCCGCTAGAATCATGCTCGGTGTCCACTGCACTACGCCAGCTGCTACTGCCGGGAGTCTAATAACAGTTCCTCCTAACGTGATGGTCAACTCCGTAGGGGCTGCGGGGGCTGCGCTGAAACCGTACAACACTTGATCAATTACCCAACAATAGTCCGCATCCGGCTTTGGCAGTGTCTTTGAAACTACTGCATTTGTTTCCCTGCCCGTAAATACAAAATTGCCATAAACGTCGCTTCTTGACATATCAATTTCTCCTTACGCCATGAACCCTAAATGCGTAAAGGGCTGGAGCCTCATTACACTTTCACCTGATAACTGATAACCACTCCCATATAGCTTGGCGGCTAATCCCGCATTCAACGAATAGCTGTAATCTCCCAATCGTTCGCTTGTCTTCGGTCCTAGATAACCTACAGCAGATTTCTGATTCTGCATAACCCTAGTATGCCAACGAACAGCTTCGTCAAGAGCACTAGCCCATATCGGAGTAGCGTCGATTACATCGTCCGTACCCCGCAACTCGGTGGACGTATAGCCCGACACATACGTCACCTTAACAGTTCCTGGCTCCAATGGCCACAACCCTACACTATGCAAAATGCCATCCGTACAAACCGGATTACTACTGCTATCCTCAAATTCGTAATTCGGCCAGAAGTCAGTTCCTTCGGTCTTCAATGTCTCACTTGCAAATGATCCTACCTGTATTCCACTTCTCCCGTTATAATCAACGTACAACGACGTGATGCTTCTGATCGGAACGCCGATCAGTTGCAACTGATCACTGGCGATCACTCCTAATCGTCTTTGATATGCTATCGAATCATTAGCCTCCCAGTACACTTCGCCTGAATAAGCCCCGAAGCTCTGACGAGGATAGAACTCAGTGCGAGTACCTTGTACTGGACTATACCCTAAGAACCGTTTGATTGCTCCTTCAGTACTAGTAATAGCCAACTCGGCTATTGCTTGCTCAGCGGCGGTAACTGTGTCCGTAATGCCTAACGCAGCTAACAATTCTGCTATCGTTATGATATTCGTTACTGCCATGGTCTAATTCCTTATCACTAACAATCCAACTTCTTAGCTACTCATCCCAAGGCCATGAATCCCACTCACCAAAATCACAATCACACGGAACCCACTCCTCTTCTCCCTCATCCTACACCTCGCCATTCAAGTAGGCAGTCGAATCGTCCAATGAATCAAAATACAACGCCAAGTACAACTGCCCCCATAATAATGCGTCTTGGGCATACTGAAAATACAGCGTCTTCGTAATACGGATCGCAACTGGGCACATTCTCGCACCCTAGGGTCTCGGCATATACCTTGTACAACAATCCTGCTACACACACTGCGAGAATGACCAACGTGACTGCTTGGAATACTCTCTTTAGTCTCATGACAGTTCTTCTCTTAGAACAAGCTTACTAATTGCCCCACAAATCTATGACAAACATACCTGTCGTGTAATCAGCGTCAGGCGAACCTGTCTGCCCTACAAGATAGAGGTACTGGGTATCAGTCGGCAGGGCGGTCAGGGTATCCTCCTCGTCAGCCGCCCAGTCGCCGTGATCAAGGAGTTGGGTTTCGGTTAAGCCAGTAATAGCATCGTCCTCTTTACCCGTGCCCTCGTCGGCTGTGTACAAATCAATATCTTCATCGCCTCCCGTAGGCACTACCAAACAACGAATCGTACCGGCAAAGATCGTACCGTTCTTTGCTTCATCAATCCTTGCGATGAAACATGGATCGGTGGTCCCATTAACACCGATAATGTCTCCTGCAGCCGTATGCCGCAACCCATCAACGTTAACTACGATCTGGGTATGGTACAACCCACTACCGATCGTCACAGTCTCCACACAAACGGTACCGGACCCGTCGATAATCCCGTCGCCTACAACCGTGACATCACATCGTGAATCAAATTGTTGTGCCCTAAAATCAGATTGTCAGAAACCAGATTGCCCGTCGCTGTGATTGACGTGTTGTCTATGGCAAAAACACCAGCCTCAGCAGGTCTCGCGTTATCGGCTAAGATGTTTCCTTGAATGACATTGCCAACGGACGCTCCACTGATCCAAATCGTATCATAGTACGAATCACGCAGCGTATTGTTCGTAATCACATTGTACGACGCCCCTGCAGAGATCACCAAAGTCTGGGCGGGGATAACAGTAGCGAACGACCCGCCCGCTACCACCGAATTCCCTGTGACCACGTTATAATTACAATTCGTATTCGAAACGATTATCTTCCCACCATTAATCACATTCCCTACCACTACATTGTTTTGAGTAGCATTCAACGAGATAGAGGCATAAGCAGTATTCGGGAATGCCTCTGTCATACTCATCTCAACATAGTTATTCGCAATCACACAACTGTCCGTCCCGGCAAACTCCACACAATACGCCGACTGATACGAATTGATAGCATGGTTATTCGCAATAACATGCCCGTAATCAGCACTTCCGCCATTCGGCCACACTTCTACTGCCCGCCAATGATT